GTCGTCGTTAGAAGGCGATAACGCCGCAATGTCGGCGAGGTCCGTGTCGGCGTCCTGCTTTCCGCCGATTGCGGTGTCGAGCGCATCCAGCGCATCCTTCACCGTCGCGCCGCTGACGCCGCTATCGTTGTCGACCTCGCTTGCGGCGTAGTCTCCCGCCGTGGCCGTCACCATGCCCGTCCGGCCGAAAACGCTCACGACCGCGCCACCGCCGCCGCCACCCGCCGCGATCTCGTCGATCGCCGCCTGCACGGTCGTCGCCGTCAGACCGGAGGTGCCATTGTCGTAGAGGATCGCGGCGAGGCCGGTGTCCTTGTCGATGCGGATCGCCTCGGTCCAGGCCGTGCCGTCCGGCGAGACTTTGACCACGAGGTCGGTGTCGCCGGCGAGCCCCACCTCCGCCCTGCCCGACCAGCCGCTCTGGAACAGAAGCGACGCGGTGTCGCCGTCGGTTTCCTTGTTGACCGTGAAGCGCACGTCGCCGTCGCCGCCGTCGGCCGCGTCGATGGCGGTGAACAGCACAGCATCGGAGCGCACGGCCAGACGGTTTGTCGCGTCCGCGGTCGTGTTGACGCCCATTTCGTCGAACGGTCCGCTCAACGTCGCTGGTGTCCACGCCCCGCTGAGGCAGACGAGGATAGCCTCCGATGCGATGTCGTAGGCGAGCCATCCGTCGCCTGGCGCGGCGAATTCCCAGACGCCGTCGACCCACGTCGCAACGTCGGCATCGTGTCCGGACCACGCATCGGTAGCGGACCCTGCGACGATATAGCGGTCGCCCTCGCCCGGACTCTCCGGCGGCGTCGTCAACGACCCGTCAAGCACAGCGAGCTGCACCAACGTGTCGAGCTTGCGCAGCGCTTCATTGTGGGTGACGTGCTTCTGCGCCTGTGCCGCCGCGATATACGGCAGCGCCAGGTTGTTCGTCGCCAGCGGGTCAGACATCGAGCACACCCGTTAGGGTGAGACCGGATCCCTCCGTCGGGCTCACCTGGTTGATGGAAATGGAAATCGTGGATGGCGGCGCGCCAAAGTCCGCCATCTGCATCGCCGCCGAATAGACTGCGCGCGGCTCGGCAACGTTGAGCGTCCGTTTCAGCATTGCGCCGTCATAGATCGCGACCGCGTAAGCCTCGCTGGTTTCGCCGAGCGGCACTTCAACCGGCTCCCACGCGTCGCCACCGATCCGCGTCTCGCGGATCCAGGTGACGGTGACATCGCCGGTGCCGCTATCGCGAATGGCGCGCGCATGCGCGGGCGTAAGGCAACGCAGGCCGCGCCGGGCGGACATGATCGTCACGTCGGTGAATGTGTCGGGGTCGTATGCCGCCCGCGCAGCGCCTGCCCTCAGCGTCAGCCCCAGTCCCGACTCCGCCTCGGACAGATCGAGCGGGACGACGGCACGGTCGAGCAACACGAACCGCGCGCCGGCATCGTGTCCAGCCGCGGCAAGATCGCCGGTGCCCGCCTGCCCGCGCAGCAATCCGTCGAGCTGCCAGGTTCCCGGCCCCGTAAGCGTCGCGGACGCGAACTGCACCACCTCGAAGCCAGTCTCCGCCGTGCCAATCGCCGCAACATTGGCGCCGTTGAGGATCGCCAGTTCGGGTTCCCCCGCCACGCTGCCGCCGTAGAGTCGCACAGTGATGCTGTTGGCGCGGTCCCATCGTGCGAGCGGACCTGGCGGCAATGCCTCGGTCAATTCGCCCATCACCGCGCGCCGCTCGATGATCTGCCGCGGCACGAAGCCGGTCTCCGCCGTGCCGATGGAAAGCGGCAGCGAACCCGGCCACGGCGCGGCAAACGCCGCCACCCGCGGCGCGTATCCCGGCTCGGTGCCAGTCAGCAGTGGCAGGTCGAGCAGCATGATCTCGGGCTTCACGCCCGTCGCCGCCACGGTCGGCGCGATAGTGCGAGCAGAAACCGGCGCGGGCGAAAGGACGTCCGGGTCGATCGTCCGCGCCTCAATGCGCCGCAGGCCGGCATCCTCGATGCGCGTCACAAGCAAGGTCCGGACATCGCCACCGACGTCGAGTGTGACAACGTCCGCGGGCTCCAGCGCCAGCGCCCGCTGCGGCAACGCGAGCGAGACCGACTCGCGGCCGGCCCATGCGTCCTGCAGGATCGTGTCGGCCAATCCGCCGGCCACCGCATATGACAGCACTGCGCCGGTATCCGTCGAGACGGCGCGGCGACTGCCGCCGACGAGACGGCGCGAGCTGACCGATGTCGAGCGATAGTCGGCGAGCGGGTCGGTGAACCCAATGCCGATCTCCGCCGGCAGGTCGAGTTCCTCCGCGCGCCTGATGGCGACGACCGGCTTTTCCTTCTCCTCGACCAGATCGGCGTCGGTGAACGTCGCGCGGGCCCGCCGGCCGCGCCGCACAACGGCAAAGGTGTCCCCTGCCTCGAACGCCTCGAACGCCAGCAGCTGCGCCAGCGGCTCCAGAGCACCGCGCGCCGAAGTCACGTCGCCGATCAGGAAACCGTCGACGACTCCATCGAGGTCGCCGACGGTCGCGGTCGCGCCGTAGTCGGATAGGACCGCGGCGACCAGCGTCTCGGCCGTCAGCGCGCCCATGCGCCCCGTCAGCCAATGGCCGCGCTCCCAGTTGACGCCGTCCGACCACACATCGGTGAGCAGCGGAAACAGTGGATACGGCCGCGCGTCCCAGGTCCACAGGTGGATCGCTGTGTGGTCCACCATGCGGCCGTCGTATTCCGTCGATGCCGGATTGGCGGACGGATCGAAATCGGGATCGTCGGGGTTCCAGTAGCCGAGCGTCGCGGCGAGATAGCGCCGCTGCACGAGATCGTCGCGCAGCCCGTTGGAAAAATACGGCAACGCGCTCGCGGAAGACTTCGGGTCGTAGAAGACGTTAGGCTGATTCGGACCCTTGTCGATCGCCGGGCAACCGGCCTCGGTGAACCAGATCGGTTTGCCCTCCGGCACCCACGCCGTGGCCGTGCCAGCTTCCACCCCACCCGGGCGATCGTAGTGCGCGTTGCTCCACCACCCGACCAGATCCTTGGTGCGGAATACCCACGGCTTCCCCGCCGCGCCGTCCGTGATCGGCGTGCGCACCTGCGCCTCGCGATCAGCGTCGCTCGCGTAGTACCAGTCGTAGCCCTCGCCGGCGGCGACGTTGGCGCGGAGATACGCGACGTCGCGGCCCGAGTCCCAGTCGGCGGCGTCCAGATGATCGCTGCCGTCGCGCCAGTCGGAGAGCGGCATGTAGTTGTCGATGCCGACGCAATCGACCGCGTCGCTCGCCCACAAGGGATCGAGGTGGAAGAACACGTCACCCGAGCCGTCCGCCGGGTGGTGTCCGAAATACTCGCTCCAGTCCGCGCCATAGGTGACGGTCGTGCCGCCGCCGAGGATTGTCTTCACATCCTCCGCCAGCGCCACCAGCGCCGCCACGAACGGATACGTCGACGCGCCGGAGCGGATCGTCGTCAGGCCGACCAGCTCGGAGCCGATGAGGAATGCGTCGACCCCGCCCGCCGCCTTGCACAGCCAGGCGTAGTGCAGAATGAAGCGCCGGAACGTCCACTCGGGGGCGCCGGTGTAGACCACCGTGTCGCCCGACAGGTGAAAATCTCCCACCGCCGCGGAACCGACGAAGGCGGCGATTTCGTCGGCCGCGGCGGTGGTCTTGTCAGGCGAACCGGGCAGGCCCGGCGCGACCGACAAACCGATTCTCCCGCGCCAGGGATAAGCCGCCTGCTCCACTGCGCCGTAGGGATCGGCGAGGCCGCTGGCCGCGGGCACGTCCATCATGATGAACGGATAGAAGGTGACCTTGATGTCGCGGTCGTTGAGGTCGCGGATCGCGCGCACGATCGACGCGTCCGACGGCGTGCCGCCGTACGCCGCCTTGCCGTCGAAAGTCGAAACGAGATGCGCGGTCGCGCGGGAGAGTCCCGCCGCCGACCACGCATAGGGAGACGTGACCGTCGCGCGGTCCGCGACGCCAGGCTGCAGCGTGCATTCGCCGGCGCGAAGGTCGTCGCCGAACCACGCCGTCACCAGCCCGACGCGGCCCACGTTCGGGCATACCGCCTGCATCTCGTCGAGCGACGCGGTCCAGTCGGTACGTCCATCCTCGGCGTGGCGGTTCAGCGCGGTCGCGCTTCCCGGCGTGCCGGTCGCTTGCACCGGCTCGGGGTCGTAGCCGAACTCGGTCGATCCCGGGATCATCGTCACGGCGCGGATCGCCGTCTCGATGCCGTCCACCGGGCGGATCACCTCGAAGGAGAGCTGCGGGATGCGGTTGCCGAAATCCTCGAGCGCCAGATGCTCGAAGACGACGACCGCCGTGCCGCGATAAGCGGGCGCGTTGCCCTGCTTCGCTTCGATGAAGCTGTCGACGCTCTGCGCCGCGTCGCCGCGATGGATGCGGTGCGTCACCGTCGAAAGGTCGAACGGCTTGCCGTCCGCCCACACGCGGCCGATCCGCGCGATCGGCCCTTCGCAAAGCCCGACGGCGAAGTTGGCGAAGTAGGCGTAGGTGCGCACCGTGGTGCCACTGCCACCGCCACCCTTGCCGCCCTCGCGCGTCTCGGAGACCTGCTCCTCGAAGCGGGTCGCCCAGATCACCTGGCCCGAGATGCGCACGCGGCCATAGACGCGCGGGATCGGCGCGCCCTCGCGCGAGGTCTGCACCGTGAGGTCGGCGAGCCGCGGTCCCTCGACCGCGCGGCGCTGGCCGAACAGTGCCTGGTCGACCGTGTAGCCCGCGAGCGCGCCGATGGCGCGCCCGGCGATCGCGCCCAGCGGCCCGAATACCGAGCCGATGGCCGCGCCGGCGGCCTGCAATACGAGTGTCGCCACTAGTCCGTCACTCCGGGAAAGCGAAAGGCGTATGCGATGCGACGCTGCCACCAGGGCGACAGCGTCGCCATCGCGACCGCAGCGCCCTGCTGCGCGTGGATCATGCGGTCGGGCGCGCGAACAAGAGGCGAGGAGGACCGAAGGTCCGACCGGGAACCAAAAAGAATCGCGGCGTGTTTCGCTGGAATATTGGGCCGCCAGCGAAACAGCAGCACATCACCGGCGCCGGCCTCGTCGATCGCAATCGCCGCCATGTGCCGGCCAGCCGCCTCGGCCAGCGTCTCTGCGCCGGCGGCTTCAGCCCAGTCCGGCGTATAGCTCGGCGCCCGCTCCGGCTCCTCGCCGTAGAGCCCGCGCCACACGCCGCGCACCAGTCCGAGGCAGTCGCACCCGACGCCCTTCAGCGATGCCTGGTGCCGGTATGGCGTGCCCAGCCAGGCCGCCGCCTCGGTCACGATCTCTGCGCGCGTCACGGGATCACCGGCGAGCCGTCGTTGACGTCGCCGCTCCGCGCATACGAAAGCGCGAAGTCGTTGCCAGGCATGTGCGGGAAGCCGCGGAAGTTCGGCCCGTTGGCAAACTTCGCCACGCACGTCCCGAAAAGCTTGTCGCATCCCGCCGTGACGACGAACGTGTCGCCGGCCGCGACGTCGAAGTGCATCGGCTGCCACAGCTCGATGACGACGCCACCCGCCAGCACCCGGTGCGCCCGCACCTCCATCGCGCGCCCGGCGTTGTCGCCCGTTGACCAGACCAGCCGCCCGCGCTCGAACCATGCAGCCGCGAAATCGTCCAGCCCGGACACCACGAGACGGCGGCGTCCAGTCGCCTCCGTCACCGTCCCCTCACCGCGATACACCGGCGCGCTCAGATCGACGCCGCAGCGCGGGTCGCCAAGATCGGCATCGCAGCCGTGACGGAACACGCGACCCTGCGGCTGGTCCAGCGCCGCCGCCAGTCCGCGGATCTCCGTGCGAAACGTCCCGTCCTCGCGGGTGACTTCGCCGAGATGCCCGACGCGCAGCAGATGCCGCTCGTCCGGCGTCGTCCAGTTAACCAGGAACATGCGCACCTCGGCGCCGTCATAGAGTCCGGCGGCGAGGTCGTCGCTGTTCAGCCGCTCGGACGACAGCGCACCCAGCACCTCCAGCCCGCTGACGGCGAAGCCCGTCGCGCTCGTCTCCTCGCTGGAGTCGAAACCGCTCTCCGGCTCGTAGGTGTCGCCGTCGAACGTCAGCGCCCGGTCATGATCCGTGAAGCCCTGCACCGCGCCATCGCCGCGCGTCAGTTTCCAGCAGCGGCACAGCGTCGTGACGCCGGTCGCGAGATGCGCCACCAGGTCGGGGTCGAGCGTCCTCACAGCCGGATCTCCACCAGCGGAATCGAAGGAATGTCGCCGGCGACGAAGCTCGTCAGGTTGACCTCGAGCGTATCGGTGTCGAAACGCACCGGCACGTCGAACTGGAACCCGGCGGTGACGACGACATCGGCATCCGGCGCCGTATCGAATGTCACGACGCCGGTCGTGAGGTCGACTGCCCACCCGTCATCCAGCGCTACGCCGTCCAAGGCGACCGCCACGGTCGCCTCAACCGGCTTCATGATCGCGCGGGTGAAGGGTGCATGCGCGGAGCCGTACGTCTTGGCGAGCTGGAACGTCATCGTGTCACCGTCCCCCTCGCCGAGCGGCTGGTCCGTGGCCGCGACGGCCGCGCCCGGCGCGCATGACTGGAAATCCACCCGGTCCTTCCAGCGAAATCCATAAAGCCGCCCGCGCCGCTCCTCGAAGAAGGCGATCACCGCATGGAGATCGTCGAGCGTGCGCACGCCATAGCCGGCGTTGTAGCGCCGGCGCGAATTCGCCCAGCGGCTGTTGCGCTCTTCGTATCCCGAAGCCAGCGATACGATCTCGGTCCGACGTTCCGGTCCGCCGCTAGCGCCAAAGGCAATCGCCGTCGGGAAGCGCACTTCATGGAAGGGAATGAGCGCCGGCATCAGAGTGCCCTCCGCCCGCGCCCGACGGCGCGTGCGAGCATTGCGGTCACCTGCGCCTCCGACTTCCGGAACGAGTCAGCGTCCGCCGTCGTGATGCTGAAGTTCACCACCACCGGCGCGCCGGCCGGAGCCGTCCTTACGCCCAGCGCCCCATCAGCGCCGCGCGCCAGCGGCAGCACCGCCTCGGCGCCCGCCTCGCCCATCAGCCCGAGGCCGCGCGCCAGCGGAAACAGCGTGGGCGCGGTCACGACGCCGCCCTGCGCAAACGGGCGGATCGCCCCGTTCGCGACCACGCCGCCGTTCGCCAGGCCGAAGGCGGAGAACAGCCCATCCACCAGCCCGCCGAAAAGATTGGAGAGCGGCTGGATGGCCCGATCGAGCGCCAGCCCCGCCAGCTTCAGCGCCAGCGAAGAGAGCACCGACTCGAAGTCCTTGCCGCCGATCACCGCATCCTTGAAGGCGCGGCTGATCGACGACGAGAATGCGTTTGCCTGCCCGGCGAGCTGTGCCAGCTTCGCCTCGATCGGCCCGGTGTTGGCGTCAAAATCAATGGTGTAGCGGTCGATTGCCATCACATCCCATCCGGAAATCGCCTGATCAGATCATCGAGCGCCGCGCGCTCCATCGGCGCGCCGCGTGTTCCCATCGCTTCCGCCGCAGCCGAAAGCTCCCGCAACGTCGCCGCCCAGAATTCGCGCGGCGCCAGCCGCAGGCGCCCAAGGCCAAACACCATCACCTCGCGCCAGGGAAACCTGTCGACCATCGTCGCTCCGACGTTGGCGAGACCCCCACCCACCATCGCTTCGCGATGGTCCCTCTCCCCGCAAGGGGGAGGGATGGTGCCTCATTCTGAATCGTTGACGGAGATGTCACGATCATCCCTCCCCCTTGCGGGGAGGGGGGACCGCGCGGAGCCGAAGGCGAAGCGTGGTGGGTGGGGGTCGCTCCGAACTCGTTACCCGGGCTGTCCCCCAAACGTCGCCGCCAGCAGCTCTGCCACGATGGCGACATACCCCGCCGCGCCGCCCTCGACGCGCATCGCGGCAACCGCCGCATCGTCCACATCGTTGCCCGCGCCGCGTAATCCCGCACCAATGATGCGCACCGCCTCAGCGGCCGAAAGCCGCCCCTCCTCGAAGCGTTTCGCCAGCGCCAGCAGATCGGGCGTCGCCAGCGCGGCCTCCAGCTCTGCCAGCGCGCCGAGCGTCAGGCACAGCGTCCAAGTGCGTCCGTCGAGTGTCGCCTCGATCTCGCCGCGCTGCCGGTTCGCCATCGTCAGGCGGCCGTGAACGCGATAACGCCGGCCGACTCCAGCGCCAGCTCGTAGGCGACCTCGCCGTTGTGCTCGCCCGAATACTCCAACGACGTGATCTGAAACGGCCCGGCGAGCGTGCCGAAGTCCGGAACGATCACCTGCCAATTCCGGATCGTCCCGTCGAAGAACACCTGGCGCACGGTCGCGTCCGTCGCCGCGTCCTTGAAGATGCCCGACCCCGCGATGCTCGCACGCTTTACGCCCGCGCCTTCCAGCAGCTCGCGCCAGCGGTCCGTGGAATCCGCGTTGCTGATATCGACGCTCTCGGCGTTGAAGGCGATATGCCGCGAGCGCAGCCCCGCCACGGTCACAAACGTCCCTTCGCCGTCGCTGTCGATCTTGAGGAGAAGGTCCTTGCCCTTCTGTGCGGTCATCTCGTTAATCTCCGTTGCACGAGCCCCCTCTCCCAAAGGGAGAGGGCCATGAGCCTTATGAGCGCAGCGAATTAGGCGAATGGGGTGAGGGGTTATTCCCTCGCCGGTTAGCTCCGAACCCCTCACCCTTCATCTCTAGTTCGCTGCGCTCGCAAGAGATGAAGCCCTCTCCCTATGGGAGAGGCGGTGCCTTGTTCTCAATCATTGGTGCGATTCAAACCGGCTCCGTCACCGCCCGAAACCGCATCGCGCCGTGAAACGTGATCCCGTCCGGATCGCGCCGCGTCTCGGCGAATTCGAAGCGCAGGTTGACCAGCGCATGCCCATCAAGCGTCAGTGCCGCGTCATGGAGAGCCGCCTCGACAGCCTCGCCGATCGCGTAGCACTCGCGCTTGCCACGCTCGCGCGACCAGGCATGCAGCGTGAGCTGGTGTTCGCCGCCGTCTTCGGTCCCGGTGCTCCAGTCGGTGGTGTTCACCTGCCCGATGGTCAGGTATGGAAATATCGCGTCGCGCGGCTGCGCGTCGTAGATGCGATCGCCGATCAGCGCGCCAACGGCAGCGTCGGCGACCAACGCAGCGACGACTGCCTTCTGCAGGGCCAGCGAAGGGTGCGTCATCGCTCGGCTCCGATCTGTCCGAATTCCCGTTCGAACAGCCCTTCGCCGGTCACCTCGACCACATAGGAGCCCTCGCCGCGCCTCAGGACACGCGTGGTGATGCCATCGGCCGCGAGCTCCGCCGCGCGCGCCTCGGCCCGCGCGCGTACGGTTTCGTCGACGGCGGGCATCACGCCGCCAAGCGCCCGCACCAGGTCGGCGCCGGTGATCCGCAAGGCGTCGCTCATGGCGCCTCCTCCGTTGCGCGTGCGACGAGGTAGCGCCGCGTTTCGTCGGGGTCGTGCACCGCCAGAATGCGGAACGTGCGTCCGCGATAGGCGATGCGCATGCCGCCCGCGATGTCGTCCCGCCAGCGGAACGTCACGTCATGCGTCACGACGCCCGAAAGATGACCGGCGACGATCTTCTCGCTGGCGTTCACCGGCTCGATGTGCGCCCAGAGCGTCGCCAGCGTGTCCCACGTCACGGTCTCGCCGCCGGCGCCGTCCGCCGCACCGGCCGCCGACTCCACCGTCACGCGATGGCGCAGCCAGCCCGGATCGTAGAGCGCCGCCGTCATAGCGAGAGCACCCGGTAGGGCGCGATCAGCGCATCGAACCCGACCGGCGGGATCTCGCCGGCGCGATCGTGGCCGACCACGCCGCGATGTTCGTACCAGTGCGCGACCAGCATCATGATCGCCTGGCGCAGCGGTCCCGGCACGTCGATGCTCGAGGTGCCGTATCCCGCGGTCACTTCGATCTCGATGCCGTTCACCTGCCGCGTGGCGACCGGCACGGCAGCCGAAAGCAGAATGCGCCCGGGCACCGACGCCGTATCGACCTCATAGTCGCCAGGATCGACGACGGTCGGCTCGCCGGCCGTGTCGTACACCGTCACCGACTCCACCGAGATGAGCGGCGCGGGCCCCAGCGACACGATGCGCCGCCGCGGCCACTGGTCGAGGTACACCCGCCAGCCCTGCTCGATCAGGCAGCGCCGCGTCAGCGTCTCGACATGCACGCGCGCCGCCGCAATCGCGGCGGTGAGCAGCGCATCGTCGTCATCCCCGTCGATGCGCAGATGCGCCTTGGCGTCGTCCAGCAACACCGGCTCGATCTCCGGCGGCGTGATCAGGGCTGCGGTCATGGGGAAATCCTGGAAGGGGCAGTTGCAAGGAGAAAAACGGCCCCGCCACTCATCGCAGCGGGGCCGCATACTCGGCACGTCCCAGAGAGGAGGGACGCGGGGGCTCTAGGCCGTGCCGAATTTCAGGAGCTTGATCGCGTCGAAGTCCTGCACGCCGCCACCGACGCGCTTGGTCGTGTAGAACAGCACGTAGGGCTTGGCCGAATACGGATCGCGCAGCACGCGCACGCCGATACGGTCGACGATCAGGTAGCCGTGCAGGAAGTCGCCGAAGGCGATGGAGAACTCGTCCTCGTCGATGTCCGGCATGTCCTCGGACTCGGCGATCGGGAAACCCATCAGGCTCGCGGGGCTTCCGAGCGTGGCCGCCGGCGCCCAGATGTAGTTGTCGTTCTCGTCCTTCAGCTTGCGCACCGCGGCCTGCGTGCCGCGGTTCATGACGAAGTGGGCGTTCTGCCGGTATCCCGACTTCAGGGTGTAGACGAGGTCGACCAGATTGTCGTAGCCGCCGCCATCCGCCGCGAAGCCGCCAGCCACGCCGGTCGCGACGTAGCCGATCTTGGTCCACGCCCACGAGGCTTCGGCGATCTTGGTGTAATGCAGGAAGCCGGTCGGCTTCTTGTCGCCGTCGCCGGTGACGAAGGCCGTGCCTTCCTGGGTGGCGAACGCCTGCTCGACTTCGGAGGCGATCCACTCGTCGATGTTCACCGCGCTGTCGTCGAGCAGCGTGCCGGTCGCGGCCGGCATGGCGTAGAGCTCCATCGCCGGGAACTGCAGCTCGTAGAGCGTCGGCGTGGTGGTCTGGCTGCGCGAGTCCGTCTCGCCGGCCCAGCCGGTCGCCGCGCCGCTCGTCGCGAACGGCTTCTTGTATACGTTGCCCGAGATCTGCTTCACGCCCGAGATGCCGCGGATCGGCGACAACGACGCCAGGCGCCGCCCGATCTCGCGCTCGATGTCGTCCGGCACCGTATAGCCGCCGTCGGCGCCCGAATTGGTCGAGAC